GACTGAAAACGCTCCGGCTGGTGCGCCTGCACCCGTGGATGCCGCTCTCAATGTAGCTGACAAAGCTGCCTCTGGGTCGCCTTCCGAAGAACGTCCTGCTGCCCCGAGCAGTGGTCTTCTCGGTAAGATTGCTAAGGTTGAAGGTACTGCTAAAAACCCGAAGTCTTCGGCTGTTGGTAAGTATCAGATCATCGACAGCACCTTCGTCAACTATTTCCGCAAGCTTCACCCTGAGGAAGCGCGTGGCATGTCTAAGAGTGAGATCCTTTCCCTGCGCAAGTCGCCAAGGGCGTCGTCGCTTTACGAGGAAATGGGTCCTGCCATTACCGCAGACAACAAGTCTACGCTGCGTAACATGAAGCTTCCGGTAAACGATGCGAACGTCTACGCTATGCACTTCCTTGGTCCGGTGTACGGTCCCAAGGTCATCACGGCAGATGCGGGTACTCCTGTTGAGCGCATTGTTCCGGCCAACTTTATTAGCAGCAATCCGAGCGTCCTGAAGGGCAAAACTGCCGGTCAGGTTCGCAATTGGCTTGATCGCAAGATGCTCGCCACTGGCGGTGTTGCGGCTGAAGGCTATGAGCGTGGCGGTTACGCAACGGGCGGTGGCGAAGGTCTACTTCTTGGCGATGTTCGCGCTATGGAAGATGCTGAAAGGGATGAGCAGGATCAAGACAAGGTCGAAGGCATTGTCGATAAGGCTACTCAAGTCGCAGACAAGGCTGTTGGCGAACCTGTAAACTTGCTTCCGCCTAACCTTTACAAAACTGAAACGCCAAGTGCACCTCAAGCTGCTCCGGCTGCTCCCGCTGTTGAACCGGCGAAAGGTGTCGCACCTTCAGAAAAGAAGGAAAGCATTGTTCAGCGCGTTCTCCATCCAAAGGGGCGCACTGACTATCTTTTACCGCTTCTAACTGGCGTTGCGGGTATGATTGGTGCACCGACGCGCAGTCCGTTCCAAGCTCTTGCTTATGGCGTGGGTGCAGGCGCTATGGGCCTCCAGAAGCAGCGTGAGTTTGATCTCCAGCGGCAGATGGTCGGTGTCCGTAGCGGTGAAGCTGCTGCCAAGCTCATGGGCAACGCTCTCCAACTTTATCGCCCGAACCCTGATCCAGCGACCCGTGTTCAGTACCCTTGGGTCGATACTTCTAATCGCCTGATCACTGATGCTCAGCGCAATAGTGCTATTATGGGCGTTGTAGGCACGATGGGTGCGGTGAACCCGCAGTTCTCTAATGAAGCCTTCAAGCGTATCTTGACGCCAGAAGGCGGTTATGAGGGTGCTGCTGAGACTACGCCTACTGGTCTTGCTGCTCCGGGCGCTCCACCTGCGGCACCTGCTGCTCCAACAGCAACCCGTACTCCGGCTGCTCCTAAGAATATTCCAGCGGGCGTGGGTGCTCGTGTTGCAGCAGGCGTTTATCGCATTGCGCAACCCACTACACCATTGGATTATACCGGTCTTTCAGACATGGATAATCCAAACAAGTTGCGTGCTTTCTACCAAGAAAATGCAGGTAGCTCTGATCCGCGCATTGCTGAACGCGCCAAGGGCTATCTGGATCGCGCTAACAAGATTGATACGGGTGAAATCCCCGTCACATTTGCTGTCACCAATCCTGATGGGACCACGTCAATGCAGGCGTGGAACGGTTGGCAGCAACGCAAATCAGACATTCAAAATTATCAAACTCGACGCGAGTCCGCCCTCGCTGCGGCAAGCAAAACGAATGAGTGGTCTGAAACCTTCTCGCAGAACCGCGACAGGGTGCTTAACGTCTTTCGAAAGCTGGCTGCGGCCAGTGCGGACGCCAATCTCAACCGTGGTGCTAACTACAAAGCCAACTTCATTGGTTATGTGGAAAGCATCCCGGGGCTTAACGAAATTGTTCCTGAAAGCTTCCGTCGCTTCCAAGCTGCTGCTGATGAAGGCGATAAGTATGCCGCTGCGCAGCAGGTCATCGTTGATATTGAGAGCAAGCTGACACGCGCTCCTGCCGCTGGCCTTCAGATGGCTCAGCGCATGGCTCCAGGCATCACGACGGCTCCGTCTGCGCGCTATAGCTACATTGTTGATAACGTGGCTAAGATCCTTCAGGATAACGACTTCAATACGTTCTGGAATAACAACAAGAGCAACATTGAAGACGTTTCCCGTGCCCGTCAGGACTGGTATAACCAGAACCCGCTGTCGAAGTACATGCGTCGCGCTATCGATCAGACCCCGTTCTCACAGGGTATGCCGCAAGCCGACCGCCTCAGGCTCATCTCTAAGAAGCGCCAACAAGCTCCGATCTATCAGAACGGACAGCTTCAAACGAAAAATGGTAAGCCTGTAACTGGCGATGTGATCGTGTACTATCCGACGGAGTCGCAAAAAGCTTCGCTTCCGAACGGCACGTACTACGTCTCCAACGGTAAGCTGGTCATCAAGGGTGCAAGGAAGGCTGCTCAGTAATGGCAAATCCCCCTCAGCAAAAAGGTCTTGCTCCCAAACCTAAGGCTCCGGCCCCAGCGACGCGTCTTGAGTATCCCAAGACCGACTGGGCAAATATGGGTTGGGGCGAGGTTGGTTCGCGAGCCCTTAAAAACATGCCTTCCAGCGCTTGGACGGCTATTAAAGGTCTCAATCCGGTAAATATTCTTACCGGCACTGGAGGATTGATAGTTGGCGCTTTGCGTAAAGCCGGAATGCGCGATGATCCAAACCGCGATCCAGCGGTCATTGCTGCGCGCAAGGGCGGAGATGCTTGGAGCAAATATTACCAGTCATTTGGTCCTAAGACTATGTCTGCTGATAAATATCGCCAGCAAGTTCTTACTCAGGTTCAAAATCGAATTCGCGCCGGTCAAGAGTCTGAAAAGATGTTTGTGGACATGTATAACATGTACGGTAAGCGGTATGGTAGCATGGCTGGCTTCAAGGAAGCTCTTGCCACTGATCCTATTTCCGTAATCATGGACTTTAATACCGCTACACGGGCTGGTGGAGCAGGGTTGCGTTTGGGTGCCAAAGGCTCTGGAATGGGCGCTAAAGTCGCAGCCGGGGCTGAGAAATATGTAACTGCCCCGTTATCCAAAGCGACTGATCCTTTTAACATTGCAATTACCGGGACCAAGGCTGCTGCAAAGCTGGCCGGTAAGGGTGTTGGTCTCGTTAAAAAGGTTCCCGAAAGCAGGATTTTTGCTAACGGGCAGTTCACGCCTGCTGCTCAAGCAGCGCTTAAAGGCGCGTTCCCCAATCTAACCAAGGCTGACTTGAGCAATCCGACTTTGCAGCGCGCTATGATTGAGACCATGTCATCGCGTGGCATCACTCCGGCTGCTGCTCGTCAGGCGCTTGCTACGCATCATAACATCACGATCCCAACCAGTCGTTTGACCGGTAAGGCCCCACGTCGTGCGCCTACTGCTCAGCAGACAAAGCAAGTTACGAAGGAAGCGCAAACTGGCATTCAAGGTGCTGTGGCGCAGAACTTCCCACACAAGAACGAAGACATTGGTATTCGTCTTAAGGAAGCCGAAACTAACGCCCGTGATGTTGTCGATCAGCAATATACGGCTGCGCGTCAAATCGCTGGCGAGTTTGATCCTGGTGCTGCCAAGATCATTGAGGACAACATCAACGCTGCAATTCAGCAAGCTTATCCTCAGTATAAAAGCGCTAATTTGCCAGCAAACACCTTCCCGCAGGGCATGGAAGTCATCGATGACTTCCGCACCAATCTGCCCAAGGAAGCTGGTGAGCATGGTCTTACCATGGGGCTATTGGACGATAAGCGTCACGGTATCCTTAAGCGCTATCGCGGTGACGGTGCTGCGGCGGGTCGTGACCGGCACCTGCTTGGCGTCATTCAAGACGGCTTCGATAAGGGCATTGAAGCGGCCATTCAGCAGGGCATGTTTAAGGGCGATAGCGCCGATCTTTTGAAGACTTGGGGTCAGGCTCGTGCAAGCAATGCGGCTTACCGCAATAACTTCAGCGGCACGGATCGCTTTGGCAACCCGGATCTTGTTAGCCAAGCACTCGCTATGGCCGATAAGGGTAATTTTGATAAGGCTGGGAACTTCCTGATCAATGGGATGTTTGATCCCCAGACTGGCGCGATGATCCCTGATGCCCCTCGCGTTTGGGAGCAGATCCACGCGGTCGATCCAACCCTTGGCGCAACTGTCGATAGCGGTGTGCGCCGGATGGTTGCCGATCAGGTGGCGACCGGTAAAATTGACGTGCCTACAGCCAATACGACCATGTCGGCCTTTTCAGCCAACGGCAAGTCGGCCTTTACGCCTGAGCAACAGGCGACAGTTCGCCAAGTTGGTGAGCTTAAGGGAACTCTGGACACCACTCCTTCGGGCAAGGAAAGCCCGACGTTGGATACTGCTAAACGCATGGCGGGTTCGGCTGGGACAGGTGCGATAGTTGGTTACGGTCTAAGCGGCGCCACTGGTCTACCTCCGCAAGTAACTGCACCTACTGTAGGCGCGATACAGGCTGTGGGCCGTGAAGCTTATGACATCGCTCGCGGTCCTAGCGTTGAACTGAGCGGTGTTGTTCCGGCCCAGCGTGCTCGCCCATATGAAGCAGCTATTCCAGCTAAGACGCCTCTTGGTGTCGAAGTTCCTGCGCAGGTCGGTGTACGCGAGGAACAGTCTCAGGAAGAGGCCAAGCGTCAATCTGTTGCTGCTCAGAATGTAGGTCCCACGACGCAGATTGCGCCTCCAGGGCAGCCTACAGGAGACGTGGAAGAAACCATGTCTTTTGAGCAACCTGTGGCCGCCCAGCCTGCTGGAATTGATGAGAATGATCTTGTCATCGGTGACATTGGTAAGCCGCAACGCGCCACTGGCGGTCGTGTTGCTTACGCTACTGGCGGTAAAATTAAGAAGGCTGGGCATGACCACCTTGTTCAACGTCTTATGAACAAAGCCAAACATGCAAAAAGACAGACTGATAGTACCACAAAGCCGCTGCTAAATGTTGATGATGCTGCTATTGTCCGGGCCTTGTCAGTTGCCCAACGTGGGGTTTGAGGAGGTTTGAATGACCAGTTCGTATACGACTAATAAGAACCTCGAAAAGCCCGCAAACGGCGATTACGTTAATACGTGGTCGAGCCCGGTTAATAACGACTGGGACGCGATTGACGCTGCCTTTGGCGGCACAACGGCAATCAATGCTGTTGGCGCGTCAGGCACGGTTGTGCTCACATCTACCCAGTATCGTCCTCCAAACCTGAGCATTACGGGGGCACTCACAGCCAACGTCAATTATCAGATCCCCGCAGGTGTAGGTGGTATCTGGTCCGTCTATAACGGCACTAGCGGCTCGTTTACGATCACCATTTCGTCGGGCGGCGCTGGTACTAGCCAGCTTGTGACACAAGGTACGCGCTTGATGGTCGTCAGCGATGGCACCAATATCTCTATCGCAGACACCACTTTGAATGCTGCAAATGCTAACACGTTCACTGGCAAGCAAACCTTTGCAGGCACGACTACTAACTTGGCTGAGGTCCTTACCAACGCTGCTGAAGTCATCACCACTTCAGCAACGGCGGCCACAGGGACTGTCAATTACGACATCACCACCCAGTCGGTGCTCTATTACACGAATAACGCTTCAGGTAACTGGACGGTCAATCTCAGAGCCAACGGGTCGAATACCCTCGCCAGCGTTCTCAGCACTGGCCAGTGCCTAACTGTCGCTTTTCTAGCCAAGCAGGGTTCCCCTGCATATTATAACAGCGCTGTTCAGGTAGATGGGACTACGACAGGTGTTACAACGCTATGGCAAGGCGGTGTGGCTCCCGTTTCTGGCAATATTAACGGTGTTGACGTGTACACTTACACCGTCATTAAAACGGGTAGCTCGACTTACACCGTGTTAGCCACAAGAAACCAGTTTGCCTAAGGGTTAGACGATGCCGTCTCTTATCACGCTAGGAGCCGTTAGCGGGCGCGGATTTGGGATTACAAACCCAGTCCTTCCGCCTGTTTTGACGACGACAACGTTTACGTCGAGCGGTAACTGGGTCGCGCCTTTGTCTGTCGCAAATGTCGCAAGCATTTATGGATATGGGCAGAACGGAAGTCCCGCCCCTACTTCGCTCAATACACAATATTGGACTTTTGACTGGCCCGCAGCACGATCTAATCCTCCATACGCTCAATGGGGTGATCTTTACGGCGCAGCTACTTCGGCTCGAGCCGCAATAGCGGCTACTATTGGCGGTTCGGGTCCATCCAGTGTCCTCACTTCATTACGTTATTACATTGGCACGGGAAGCACTTGGGATCCAGCCGATGAAAATTATTCAGATCTTTCTGGATACACTGTAACTGGAGTTGATGCGGTTGGGGTGGGCAATGGATCACCTCAGACAAGCGGTAACATTATATATCCACCCGGATATAATTCTTGGGTTTTTACGATTTATTTAACCGCTCCCGGCTTCCTCGGTGCGTCTTCTACTGCCCTTGGAAAGACTTTCCCCGGTGGCAACGGGGGCCCACCCTCTACAACGACGTTTAGCAATGTCGCGGTTACTCCGGGCGTAAGTTATCCGATCTCGGTTGCCCCTGGGGGCTCAGTAACTTTGCAATACTACGTGTGAGGCAACGCATGGCCACTGCAAAAGAAATTGACGCCCGTTTGAACACCCATGAAGCGGTCTGTGCTGAGCGTTGGAAAGAGACGATCATCCGCATTAAGCGACTGGAAGCGATCCTCATAGCTTGCGCTGGTGGCGTAATTGCTATGCTTGTCAACCATTTGGCCTAGCACCATGGTCAATAAGCGCTACCTCGCCCTTGTCGCGGTAGGTTGGTCTAGTATCGTGCTCGCCCAGAGCACGAACTACGTCTACGACACGACGACCACCAGCACTGCGACGAACACGAACGTCAACACCAATACGTCCACCAGCACGGCGACATCGACAAACACGAACAACAACGTGAACACGTCCACCAGCGTGAACACGAACAACAACATTCAGTCTGGCACCGCGACGAACATCAACCAGAACACGATTACGTCAACCAACACCAACAACAATGTGAACTCATCGACCAGCACCGCAACCAGCAGCAATACGAACTATAACGTGCAGTCTGGTACGGCCACCAACATCAATCAGAACACGTCCACGAACACAAACATCAACACGGACGTTTCGACCAGCACGGTCAATCAGACGGTGAACAGCACGTCGGCCAGCACGATCAACAGCACGAACTTGAACACCAACCGGAACGTGAACGACAGCACGTCTACATCAACGAACATCAACACGAACCGGAACTTCAACGACAGCGTGGCGACCAGCACTTCAACGAACCTGAACACGAACGTATCGACCAGCGATAGCACCTCGACGAATATCAACACTAACGTCAACCAAAGCACATCCACTGCGGTCAATACCAACGTCAATCAGAATACGTCTGAAAGCACAAGCACGAGCACCAACGTAAACCAGAACACGAACGTCTCTGACAGCAAGTCGGTGAGCGTGTCGGACAGCACCCAGAGCGTGACGCAGAAAATCACCTCTCCGCCGCCTTCAGCCATCGCACCAAGCATGATGAGCTATAGCCAAGACCTCTGCACCACAGGCGTCTCTGGCGCTGTGCAGACGCAGATCCTTGGCATCTCTGGGGGCAAGACTATCCGCGACAAGAACTGCGAAGCCCTGAAGTTATCCAAGACGCTTTACGATATGGGTATGCGGGTGGCTGCGGTGTCGTTGCTCTGTCAGGACAGCCGCGTATTCGACGCCATGCGGATGGCAGGGACGCCGTGTCCGTTTGAGGGTAAGATCGGCAAGGAGGCTTCAGCGGCATGGGAAGAAAAGTCCAAGTCCTCCTCGCGGCGCTGATCGCGTGGCCTGCTGCGGCGCAGGAGTATAACCCGACGCTGATCCCGGCTGAGCTTCTTGGCTCTCCTCAGACGATGACGCCTCTCAATGGTGGCGATGACAGCACGCGGCTCGTGCAGTTTTCCTTTCCGTTCAGCTATTACGGGCAGACCTTCACATCGGCATGGGTGTCATCGAATGGGTTCGTGTCATTCCAGAGTGCGGCGCATCTGTGTTGCGATGGAGAACCGATGGCACAGGCGCAGCGCAATACGATTTACGGCTACTGGACCGATCTCGTTAGTAACCCAAATCCCTATTACCGCATGACAGACACATCTGCGCTTTTTGGATGGTACGGCTCTAAGGAATATGGGACGAACAACTCCATCACCTTTGAGATCAACTTGTCGGCCACTGGCAGCATCCAGTTTAACTATGGCGCACTGGGAAACAGTTATCATACGGTATCGGCTGGCCTTACTGGCCCAACATCGACTGATAATATCCAGCTTTTCTATGGCACCAACGTGCAAAACCTGTCGTTTCAATCTGGTCTGCTAACACCAAGCACACCAGAGCCGGAACCTGTTCCTGTGGTGCCTGTACCTGATGCGGTTAACCCTGCACCAGACGTAACACCAGATCCTACAGAAGTTTTGCAAAACGAACCTGAGCAGGAAGCCGTGGTCGAGCAGGTTGTGGCAGAAGAAGAGATTGCAGTTGAAGAGGCTGTGTCAGAAGAGGACATAGTTTCCGACGACACAGTTGCGCAAGAAGAGGTTGACGAAACGCAGGCTGAAGACGCGAACGACCCGCCTTTAGACCCAGCGGAACTGGCAGCATTGGCCGCCGGAGATACGCAAACAGAAGACACAAACGATGAGCCTATCGCCTTGGCAGAGGCTCTAGCGACTGAGGAAACGTCGAACGCACCGACTGAGGCAGAGGTTGCCAACGCAGTGGACGCGGTGGCCGTTGAGGCCGAGACGGCAGAAGCTGCCAGAATTGAGCAGCAGGCCAAGCCGGACCAAGCGGCAACTGTATCTGGGGAGGCTCAACGCGACCGCAACGCGGACTTCTTCCAGAAAGAGGCTATTGAAGACGCCGACACGTTTTCACGCGAAACCGTGATGCAAGCGTCGCTTCAGAACGTAGCCTTCTTGGCTCAGGCTGACGCACAATACGCACAGCAATTTGGCGAGCAGTCCACGACGGACACCGTCGCTGAGACCTACTCCATCCAACCGGCAGAGGGGCCGACCTTCGCTCCTGCACCGACGACGGGCATGGGGGATATGACCACACCTGTGGGCCAAGCGCAGCAAATGGAACTGCTCGGAATGCAAGGCGACTTGTCGGCTGGTCCAGTTGTCGATGTGGGAGACGTAAATGATGGTGACAAGGAAACAATGTCCCAGCTTGCGGCCATTCCGGCTGGCTACAGCGCATATACGCAAGCCCGCATCCCTGATGCGCCGTTCTACCAGCCGCGTGATATATACAAGGGCCGTCGCATTCCTGACGCGAATATGGCATTATATCGCATGATGAGTGGACAGGACGCACGCTGGCAAGAGATGGTGGACGCGCAATATGAGTGACGAAGATGAAAAATCTGAAGGAACCGCTATCGAAATTGGCGGGATTAAGTTTGCTGGCGGTAAGCTATTTGCTGTTCTCGCTGCTCTTTCTAGTGCTGGCGGTGCCCTTTGGGGCGGCTTTGAGGTTTACCAGCAATTCCTGACGATGAAGGAAGTGACGGAAACCTTTGCTTCTATGGGTGATGAGTTCACTCAGATGAAGGAGCAGCAGGCCAGTAACGAGCGCATGATCAAGATGAACTTGGAGACGACGAAGTACCTGTCGGACAACCTTGCATCACTCTCCAGCAGTGTTGGTAGCAGCGTCATGAGCGCCCGTCAGAGCGTCGATGCGGTCACTGCACGGACCCAGGTGTCTGAGAGGGAGACATTGCAATCTCAGCGTGCTATTATACAAGAGCTACGTGCGCAGGACGTTGAACAGCAGCGCCGTGTGAAAGAACTTGAGAAGCAGCTTGATGACAAGATCACCAAGACGCTTGAGAACCCGCTAAGCAAGAGGGATAACTGATGAGTTTCTGGGATAAGTTCGAAAGCAAGCAGGACGGCATCGAGGACACGATTGAGTTTACGATCCGTATGGCTGTCGTCACGCTGGCGATGGTCATCCTCGTTGTGGTGGCTGCAATGGTCGCCGGGATGTTCGTTCCAAACGACGTTGTGGACAGCGACAAGGTGTTCGAGATCATTGGCCCCGCCTTCAACACCATCGTCGGCGCGTTTGTCGGTCTGCTTGGCGGCCTCTCGCTAAACGCCAACGCTCGCGACACTAAGCCCGAGGAACCGGCTCCAGTCGAGCCTGAGCCCGCTCCTGAGCCGGAACCCGCTCCAGAGCCTATGGCTCCGCCGCCTGCCCCTATGGTAGCGCCCGAGCCGGAACTCGAACTGACCGAGCCTGTCGAAGACGATGATGACGATGACATGGCCCCGTGGGAAAAGTACCGCAACGACCTACGCTATGACGCCAATGGCGATGGCGTGGTTGATGAAGCGGACTTCCCTGACTGGAGGAACCCAAACAAATGAGCCTCGTAAACCTACAGAAAAAGATCGGAGTAACGGCTGATGGTGCGTTTGGTCCAGGCACGCTTAAGGCGGCTGCCGCTTACTATAAGCTATCACCTAATCGCGCTGCGCATTTCTTTGCTCAAACTGCGCATGAAAGTGGCAACTTCAAAGCGTTCAGCGAAAACCTGAACTACGGATGGAAGGGTCTGCGCGGCATCTTTGGCAAGTACTTTCCGACTGAAGGCATGGCTAAGAACTATGAGCGCCAGCCGCAGCGCATCGCCAACCGCGTCTATGCCAATCGCATGGGCAATGGCGACGAAGCGTCAGGTGATGGCTGGCTGTACAGAGGCCGAGGCAGCCTCCAATTGACGGGCAAATTTAATTTCAAAGCGTTCTCGGACTACATCAATCGCCCGGACGTGATGACGAACCCGGATCTGGTAGCTACTGAACTGGCGTTTGAAAGCGCCCTGTGGTTCTTCGACAAGAACAAACTCTGGGGCATTTGCGATCAGGGCATCAACGATGCTGCCATTCTTGCGCTCACAAAGCGTATCAATGGCGGCACGCACGGTCTCGATGACCGTAAAGCAAAGACCAAGAAATACGCTTCTTGGCTCTAAGGAGATCAACATGAAGATCAAAAAACTTATCGGCGGCATTGCCGCCAAGGGCGTCATTGGCAAAACCTTAAAGTCAGGCTTGCCGCTGTCCGAAGCGAAGCCTGGCAGAGGCAAGATCGCAATTATTGTTGCCGCTATTGCAGCGGCTCTTGGGGTTGTTGCGAATTATCTTTGAGCCGATCAACGACTAACATGGCGTACCCGGCTATATCGATCCAATTGTCGGCATAGTCCGGGTCGCCATTTAATATGCGGGCAATCTTAACCGCAATCGTCTCCAAAGCCTCTTTCTGGTCGCAGGCTAGACGGTTCCAACCTTCTGATGCCATGGCGTGTTTGATCGACTGCGTAATTGCAGAGCGATCCATGAAGTTGCCATATCGATCACTTCGTTCTTGCAGAACCTCGCCAAGCTGGTCTGTCATTGCTGTAGAACCTTGATCTTGCCTATGAAGAGCGGGTTGATAGCGATCTTGCCAACGCTGTAGAGATTGCCCATGCCGCGAGCAGCGTCATTGTCTTTGTAAATCTCATCGACAATGATGAAGTCGGAGTTGGAAAGCTCATTAACCAACTCTTCAAGCGTATGGGCTGGATGCTCACCAATGATCTGATGAACCGAATTGCCACTTCGCGAAGGCATATTCATAGTTAACTGAAATCGCATAGGTAAGTCCTTAAAGATTGACCGGCATATACTAACCGGTCAAGCTTTTGTCCATTATCCCTTGCGTTCACGCGCAGCCATCATTTTGTCAGCCACCTCATAGGCGTAGAGACAGATGTTTGATGGGCTCATGTGATAGCTATCAATGTCTGCAACGATCAACGATTGCATAGCCTTACTAGCAAACCAGTCGCGCAGTTCCATACCAGGGGCATTATTGCCCGTGGAAGTGATATGTGGGAACGCATAATTATCCTTCATAACAATCTCCTATTAAAATAAATGCTTGCCGACGACACTGCCGCCATCCCATTGGCCACCAAGAATGCCTCGTTCTACAGTATATCCGTACTGTTTCCCTGAAGCAGCTTTCTCATCGATGGCGGCCTGTCGTGCTGCCACAACTCTGCTCTCACGCTCTTCAGGGGAGAGCGTTTTTAGTTTTTCCCACGGGTCCATAATTTACCTATTCGTTTGGTTTGTATCCCGACAGCATCGCCTCGAGGACGATAGCCGCAGACCTGGGAATACGGGAGTCTCCCAATTCCCAACGGCGAATTGATCTATCAGGGTACTTCCCTAATTGCAGAAGCTCACCAAACTCATATTGAGTATAGCCCAAACGCTCTCTGGCAAGCCTAAACTCATCAGGTGTCGTAATCATTTATGTTCTCTCTTTAACAAAGCGATCTTTACCTTCGCTGCAATCAGCTTGATCCTAAGGTCAGCAGCTTGCTCGGAAAGTTTCCGATTAAGATCTTCCAACTCTTGGATGCGCTTCTTGCAGCAAAAGAAAGACGGGAGCTTAGCCATATTTCCGACGACCGAGCCGCGCTTCTACTGCTAGGCGCAGCATCTCAGGACGATATCCCCAGATGCGCATAGCTTTCGAATATTCGGTGCAGAGCGAACGCACTTCATCCTCAACAAGCCGCATCTCACGCTTGGCTTTATCGAGACGAGTAAATGCGTCATCTGCACGTTCCAGAATGTCGAACTCAATATCCATAATATATCCTTTATAAAATAAAGCCGCGTTCGAGCGACACTCGATATAGAGGACAAATCGACCTGCTTGTCAAGCGTGCTTTTTTGGCTTCAAAGCATTTAAAAGCCTAGACTGCTGCGCGTCCTTGTCGGCAAGCACGTCCATCACGCGTTGGTCGATGCAGCCTTCCGCGATGATGTGAATAATGCGCACAGGCTTCTCTTGCCCTTGGCGGTGCAGACGGGCGTTAAACTGCTGGTAAAGCTCCAGTGACCAGTTGAGGCCGAACCACACGATCATAGAACCCCCACGCTGGAGGTTGAGGCCGTGACCGGCTGATGCCGGGTGGGCGAACAGCAGCGGGATCTCGCCGTTGTTCCAGTCGAGCACGGTCTGCGGGTTCTTGTCCAGTGCACGTCCGTGCGGAAACGCCTTGAGCAACCGCTCCAAGTCCGTCTTGTAGTTATAGGCCACAAGGATATTCTCACCCTCGTTCTGCTCGATCAGGTCTGCCAGCGCTTCGATCTTGACCTTATGCAGTTCAGCCCAATTGCCCTTGTCGTCCGTGTACATCGCCCCGTTGCACCACTGAAGCAGCTTGTTGGCGAGCACGGCTGCGCTGACAGCCTCGATCTCCTCACCTTCTGGCAGTTCGGCCAGCAGGTGCTTTTCAAACTCGCGGTATTCACGTAGCGTCGCAGCAGGGAGTTCGACCTTCTCAACCAGGTCAATGCGATCTGGCAGTTCGAGATAGTCCTCGGCCTTCATCGACATGGCAATGGGTTGCAGCAGCGCGTGGATTTTCTCAGCAGATCCTTCGCGAGGCACAAACTTATAACCCATGTAATCGCTATCAAAGAAGCGCTGCTTGTAAGCCGTCATGGTGCGCCCTAGCCGCTCACCAAAGTCGATCAGATAAATCTGCGACCAGATGTCGAGAAGGCCGTTGGGGCTCGGTGTCCCTGTCAGCAGGATCATATACTCAGTATAAGGCAGAACCTTCTTAAGCGCCTTGAAGCGTTGGCTCGATGAGCTTTTGAAGCTGGAGGCTTCGTCGATTACAACGCAGTCAAAGGGCCATTTGTTCCCGTAGTTCTGAACTAACCATGCAACATTCTCACGATTGATGACGTAGATGTCGGCCTCGCGGGACAAAGCCGCGATGCGATTGCGCTCAGTGCCCGTGCAAATCGATACTTCGAGATGCGTCAGATGGTCCCAAATGCGCGTCTCTTGCAGCCACACGCTGTTGGCAACGCGCAGAGGTGCGATCACCAGCGTCTTTTCGACAGCGAAGCCGTCACGCAGGTCGCTGATCGCGGTGAGCGTGGTGGTCGTCTTGCCGAGACCCATGGATAGGAACAGGGCGCAGCGCTTGCTCTTCAGGATGAAGTCAATGCCCTTGCGCTGGTATTCGTGGAGATCAGACCTGTAACGCATTTCGCGCATCCTCTACGTTATCGCATACATATACTTCGACGCCCGCGTTGCGGATCTTGCCGATAATTCGCTCTTGCAGTTTCGTAGGCTTCTTTCCGGGTGCCTTGAACTCGATGAAGACGACGCGCCCGTCCTTGATAAAGATGCGGTCCGGCACCCCGCTGTTGGATGGCGAGACGAACTTGAAGACGAGCCAACCAGCCTCTTTGGCAGTACGGCATACGAAGCCTTCAATCGCGCTTTCCCTAAGCATAGCCCACCTCCCACAGCAGTTTCTTGGCGCTCTCCTCGTAGACAGCGTAATTCACGTCATCGGGGAAGCTGTCGGGTAGCGTCATGAGCGGCTTGGTGCCTTGGCTCTTGGGGACCTTATTGCCGTTCTTGACGTAATTGATCGTGGTCCCCGGATCGACAGCGTTGGAGTAATAGAAGCGCACGGCCTTCCCCAGATACTCGCCCTGCCACTCACCGCCCCCTTGGACGCGTCGCACAGTCACGAACTTCAGGATGTCGCGGCACTCGCGGATCGTCTTGCTGATCGGTGTCCCCTTGGCGATCCTGGCGGCAACTGCGTCATAGACGATCTGGCCGTCTGGGTTCTTCGCAAGACTGGACGGGGCAAAGATGCCTTTCCCCTTAACCGAGCCCTTGGGCTTAACGGCCACATAATTGTTCACGTCCCGGCTCGCGAGCGAGATATAGTCCGTGCGCTCCAGTTCGTAGCTGGTGCGCAGCATCCAATCCCACGCGATCTCCTCCATCGTCTGCTCTTGGCTCTTATCGCACAACAGGACAATTCCGTCGGTGTTGGCGCTCATGCAGCGGATGCCTGCGTCGGACATCATCTCGATCAGCATCAGCAACGCCAACTGGCCGGTGATCGTCGTCTGGATTAGAAGCTGTGGCGCGTAGAGGAAGCTGTAGCGTGAGCCCAGCTTGCCGAAGGTGCCGTTGACCGTAATCTTGAGCACGTCAGCCGTGACCTTATCGCCTGAGCGCTTGGCATCGATGCGTCGGTCCACGATCCTCTGATACACGTCTAGGAAGGCGTCACCCATCGAGGGCGGAGAGAGCCGCTGCTGGAGAATGATGTTGGGGTAGAAGCTGGCCACGTCCCAGTCAGACAGGACCATGCCAGCCGTTGTCTCGACATATTGCCGCTTCTCGCATGAGTGCAGACCACCAATCCCCATCTGGTACTTCACACCTCCAACCTCGACAGTGTCGCTCTCAAGCCATGAGGGCATCATTACAGCGCCTTTATCGCTCAGGCGGAACTCATGGGCCAGAATGCGCTCAAACAGCTTCTGGAGGCTCTCAGAGCGGAACTCGATGATCTTGGGGTCTTTATACTTGAACCGCAGGTGCGGATTGAACTTGGGCTTGCCCAGCGTGTCGCCTGTCAGCGTCTCATACTCAGCCCGTAGGATCGCCTCTGCGATCTGCGCATCGCTCTTGGACCGCATGTCTACGCCATACTGATCTGACAGGCTGATGCGCAGGTCGATCTGCGGCTTCAACGTGTTGTAGAGCAGCGCTGTCGTCTCCAGGTCATTGACGCAGTAACGACGCAGCACCTCTCTTTGTTCCGGCGCGATCTCCGCATCCGGGTCAAAGGGCAAGTCTTGCAGCTTGGGCGCGCCTAAGCGTCCGCCATAAATCTTAAGGCTGGACTTCCCAATGGCCAGTTCGATCAGATCGATGTGGTCCCAATTGGGCGGCAAGTTATAACCAAGCTGCCATGCGGGCTTGTCGTTGACGATGATGTCGTCGGCAAGTGCCTTGAGTTCCTCAGTGGTCGAGCCACTGGCAGCCGACACAAGAATGGGAATGTCGAAGTTGCGGCTGTTAAACCCAATACTTAAATTGGTGCGCAAGACGTTACGGAAGCTGTCATCAAGGGGATGTCCCTCGTACATCTCATAGTGCTTCACCCGGCCAGACGGCAGGTGCAGGGCAGACAGCAAAAAATAATTGCGATACACCTCGCAATCGATAACAATCATGTAGCTAAGCCTAGAGCGAGGGGGGATGGCTGGGAGCAAAAACTCCCAGCCACTTTACGTCAAAACGGGAAGTCTTCCCCGTCGTCATCACCAATGTCATCAAAGTCATCGACGCTGACCTTAGCCCCGCCGTCACCGAATGATTCACCATCCTTGACGAACTGGACGCCCAGCAGGTTCGCGTTGATACGCTTACCATAGCCGTTGTTCTGAGCCCAGAGTTCGACAAATGCGTTCACATAGCAACCAGCATATAGGACGTTATCGTCTTCGGTGAGAGGAGACTTGTCCTTGTTGATTACCAGCGGGCGCTTGCCGTTGCTGGCCTTGATCGACATCTTGCCTTCGTAGCCATCATAATCGATGTTGTCGCCATCCTTCAGACAGATCTTATCGGGCCCAAGCTTGGCACCCTTGAGGTCGTCCTTAATCTTGGCGGCAATGCCTTCTTGAAGCTGCTTGATGATGCCAGCGTGTTCTTCCTTGTCCAGCAGGAAGGTGGCTTCGTACTTCGTCTCAGCCCCTTCAAACTTGGCCTTGTGGAACAGGCTGGGGAACGAGAGACGGACATTCTTCAGTTGATACTTCATACTTCAATCCTTCTAAGTTTTGCATTGTGCGTTTAGGTTTTATGCGCTCAGAGCGCATAGCTTTGATAACCCGATCTCTGAGACACGCAAGTCAGAAATCGTCCGCAGTGATGTTCACTGCGGGTCGGCCATCGGACACGGGGGCAAGCACCGGCTTGCCTTCAGGCTTGACGATCAAGTTCTCGATCATCGTTGCCTTCTGCTTCCCGAGCGTCTTCTCCGCTTGGGCTGGGCTCACCAGCTTGCGCGTGAAGGCGTTATCACCAAGCAACTCGAACAGAGCCTGCTCGGCAATCTCTTCGTTGCCCCACTGACGTAGGGAACGTCCTGCCACCAGCTTGTATCCAGCAAATCCCTTGCCGGACCACAGGCGTTCAGTGGCATATTCTTCAATGGCGTCGAACCAGCCGATAATCATCTTGCGCTGGTCGAGGACGCGAGACATCTCTTCCTCAGTCAGACGGCTGATCGGCTTCATCTCGTCGATGTTGTCGAAGGCCGACAGGATCACGCTTTCGGTGTGCTTCATCAGCGCACGACAGGTCGGCTTGGCCTTGCACCACAGGCATTGCTTCTCGCCAGGGTTGAACTCGGCATTGTCCTCAAGGCACAGAGTAGCGCGCTGGTTAACCCACTCGCCCCACTTCAGCAGATCGCCAATGTCGATGGTCCACTCGCTGATGTGGTCAAGGCGCGGCTGGACGATGTTGATGATGACTGTCTTGATCTCAGAGACGAAGCTATAGTCGTGATAGGCTCCAAGGGCGTAGAGCATCCCTTGGCTGTTATTCTCAGCGTCAACCTTCACGCCCTTGCCGAACTTGAGGTCGATCACGCGCATGGTGTCGTCTTCAATGATAAGCGCGTCGCAGGTGCCAAAGCCTTCGGGAACCCAGTCGGAGAAGTCTACGCGGGTCTCGTAAGTCGCCCAACCCTTGTGGCTGCGCACGAAGTCCACATAAATCTGCGTGTCGTTCGCCATCTCAGCGGTGACGACAACCTTGCTCTCAGGCAGTTCCTGGCCGACATACTCGTCGCAGTTCTTAGCTTCTTTGAGGGACATCTCGGCAAGCTCGTGGGCGGCTGTGCCCTCAAGGGCAAACTCACTACCCTTGTCCTCAATGCCTTCCTCAGCGGCAACAGATGCCGGACAGGCCAACCAGCGATGCGAGCCGCTGGCACTTAGTTTAGCGTGTAACGTCATGCTTTTATCCTTTCGTTTCAGTTTTTAATTTTTCAGCGTAGGCTTTAGGATAAATTGTCTTGTTCTGAAAGTCAATCCCGCTGAGTTCTGCAAAATCACGCAGGGTGCGCACCTTGCCAAGGCCGTAAGAACCAAGGTCTTTGCCGTGAAACAACAGGTCCTCGAGGCGCTTTTCCGCCTGTTTGTGCCTCTTGGTCCATTTCACATTACGCTCTTTTTCGTGCTCGCTGTTCCAGTGGAGGCTATCGCTGCTGGTCTCGGAAGACTTATAAAGATGATAGAGCGGCATATACTTGTCGGATGGGTGCAGGATCGTCCAGCCATGCGTGAAAGCCCGCACCGCTAAGTTCTGCTCTTCACCCTCGAAATATAGCTGAGGGTCATAAGGCACCTCATCGACGAACGCGCCAGACGTAAAGATGAAGCCGCCTGCGATATGAAAGCCTTCTTTGAACGAAGGGCCAGTTTCGTAATAAACTTTGACCCCGTAGTTGATGCCCTTCGTTTCAAAGCTCGCTGTCGGCAATAGCGCCATCATGTAGACAGAGCCATTGCGATTGGTTGACCATACTGGCTTACCATCCTTGATCTTAAAGGGGATCGGGTAAGTCGTGATGATCGGCTTATCTACCTTCTTGCTCACCAGCGCATATGCGTCGAGCAGGGTGCGGTCCCATGCCGGGTCAAAGATCGTGTGGCTGTCGATCTGGAAATAGAAGTCTTCGCCCTCGTATAGAGAGCTTGCTAGGTTCCTTGCCCAAGCGGCTCCACGCGACTGGCGATGATCGGCATTGAGATAGCGGATCTTATCCCAATAAGGCTTCTTACGCAGCCAGCCGAGGTTATTATGGTCGCTCTGGTCAAAGAGGCCCACGCGCAAGTTCTGCGGCAGCATGGCGTTTGCGAACAGGCTGTCGAGCGTTAGCTCTAGGTGCGGCTCACAATAGGCAGCAACGTTGACGAAGATCGTCTTGTCGAGAGGCGGCAGTTTGATTTTGCCGCTCAGAATAGCGTTCATTGCCTGATCGGCACCGTCTTTACGGGCCTTTGCCAGGGCTTCCTCTAGCGTGGTGCGGATGGTGGCTAATGAATTGTTCGACATAAAATATGTAACCTAATTACCAACCGCCAGAGGATTGTCTATCGGCTTTCTTCGTCTCGCCCATGCCGCTTAGGAACAGCCTGAGTTCATAAGGCAGATCGTCGTTCTCGGTCTTGGGCATGAACTTAGCTAAGTAGCTGTCTGGTATCTTGTTGCCACCATACCATGCGGGTTTACTCATCCTCTTCCTCGTCTTCCTCGTCCTCTGCGTCTTCCTTTGCGCAGACTGGGCAGTCGTCGCCTGCTTCACAGAACCACCCGTCATCGGTGTAATAAGGGCGGTGTTCCGGCTCACTAAAGTAATAGGTCATTTCTCTAAGGTCTCTCTTGCTAGTTGCATGGGCTTAGGCCAGCCGCCCGCGATGCGCTTGAGGGCGTCTTGCAGCCGTTCGATCTCTACCTCTTGGGCTTCGATGCGGTCTGCGGCCAATTTCAATTCTGGGTGGTCCATCCAGCATTTGCGAAGGATGAAGACTAATTCCTTATCTTTATGCGTCATCGTCTTCTCCGCAGTAAATCTTTTGGTCGGGACCAAAATAAATCTTAGTCGCTGCGTCGATCATGCCCGGTACAGTAAGCGGGTTACCACCAACCTGCACAGTGAAGCGCACGTCATTGACAAACCAGCCAAGTGCCTTGGTTAACTCTTCGATGCGGTCTGCGGCTTCTTCCATCGGCCACACAGGCATGTCGCGTAGAGCTTCCAAAAGTTCTTCGTCAGTCATTCTGGCTCTTCCCCATTTGCGTTGCGGAACATCCACGCTTTGGCATATGCACGGGCATCGTCAGGCTTCTGCCCCATCGCCCGTTGATTATGGAATATCCAAATCTCTAGCGATTGTTTCAAATCCTCAATCTCTGCCGCTTGGGCTTCGATGAGGTCGGTAAACAAACCGCAAACCGATGCAGCTATGGCCGTCAAGTTAATCTCTCCGCCTGTCCCTGCCCAGTCATCGACTGCGGGGTCGGGATGGATTGGCTGCGCGTTCATCTGCTTGCCAAATTCCGCCTTGATGGTCAGCGCCACGGCTTCGATCAGGTCGTCAGTCATCTTATCCCCCTCGCAGTCGCACCATGCGCGTAGGTCGCCCATCCGGACCACAGCGCAGCCCGGATGGTGCGCGCCCATTAGCCTTGGATGCTCAAGGGGCAAATGTTGGCCCCTACGTTCAGGACAGTGCCGTTCTGATAGCGGCAGAAATGCTGGCCGCGATCATACCATTGGCTCACGAGGAAATACGTCATGCCTTGTGCCAGGGCGGGGGTCGCCATTGTGGCCAACACGATTGCGATAATTACTTTCTTCATATCGTTTTACCTTTCTTGATTTTCACCTTTACCGCGCCTCTGGCGTAGGTCTCGAACTCATCAAGTTCTTCCTGCGTCATCGGGCGATAGACTTTCTTGGTTAAGTATATGGCAGCCGCCAGCTTCATCGAGCCTTCGATAAGGTTTTCAAATTCTGTGCTCTGCCTTGGATACAGCCGTGCTGCATCCTTGGCCAAAAGCTTCGACGGCTTGTCGTATTTGCGTGCTGATGCACCTCTTATCATATCAAATCATTCACACTAGCAGTTGGCTGATAATGTAGACCATAAGGGCTATCACTGCGAATATGCAGATAGTTGTGATGAAGTCACTGGCCCTAAATGATGGGCGATGGTCGGGCTCGACAATTCGCCACTCAGGTTCTCTTATCAAGTTCAGTCTCAGAGCATCAAAGACCTTCTGGCGGATGGCGATGGCGCGCTTGAGGCCAATGCCCTTAACGTCCGCCACCAAGTCATCAGGTTCAGCGTCCAGCACATCGCCAGCGCAGTGATAGCCAGCGCGATGCAGATCATCGAGAAGGCGGCTCTTCGGCATGATCTCAGTCAACAGGACGTAGCGCCATGCGTGAGATAAGTTATCAGTCATCGGTATGTTCCTTAATTAATTTGCGGACCTTCACTAGCGCGTTGAGCAATTCAGGGTCGTCGCCCTCGTCATGTCCCCAAAGAAGTTGAAGTTCGATGAGGGCGTTCTCGATGGCTTTCTCAATGTCTCTCAGCGCATTTGCAGTATCGGTATGGTCCATAATAAATCTTCTTTCATCGCTTTAAGAAGCGGCCCTTCTTGTCGCGCTTCTGGTAGGGACGATGGATAGCGCGAATACAGTAACCAGCGACGCCAGCACCAACCATCATTATCAGTTGAAGTATAATCTCACTCACCATCGTCTTCTCCTCTCACCAATATGGGCCTTAGCCCTCAAGATCGGCCAACTTGGCCGACAACTCATCCAGCTTGCTCTCCGGCACACCCTTGATGGTCTTGCTGCCGTAGCTCTCAAGCAGGTCTAAAATGGCTGTGCGCATCGCCTTGGGGTCCTTGCGCGCTAGTGCGCGGCACCGGTTCTCCATGTCTGCGATCTTGTCAGCAGCAGTCGCTGCCTTAGTCTCTGGCGCTTGTGTCGGCTCCGGTGCCGCCTTGGGCTTTGCCGGTGCCTTCGTCTGCTCAGGTGCAGGAACAGGTTGTTCGCCCATGACCGCAGTCAGTCGGTCAATGGCTGCAATCAGTTCGTCGATCTTATTTTCAATCACGTTTTAACCTTTCTTTGTTTGGTGTGGTTGACAACGTAACCGCAATCTCGGTAGGGTGTCAAGCGATCACCGGAAATATTTTAGGACATCTCTTGAAATGATGACATTAGACGAGATTATCGAAGCCCTTGCAGACCGCAAGCCTGGTGTCGTGGCTGAAGCCACGGGCCTTAGCTATGACACTGTATGGCGGGTGGCATCGGGGAAGACTAAGCGTGTCAGCTATGAGACCGCTAAGATTTTGTCGGATTATCTGTCCGCCAAGTAATCCCCACGCAGCAATTCTATCGAGGCATATCTGTTATGAAATATAAGATCGCGCTTGGCGTGGACATGGGGACAGTCGAGAACCGCGAACTCGACTGGGACAAGATCACTGAGCGTTTATCGCGTCATAGTGTCGCTGTGACCAAGGGCGGGCGTTACCTTGTTGGTGGGCAGTTTGCCGATCATCGTCGCCAAGAAACGTCTCTTGTCTGTCGGTCGATGCTGACCATCGACATCGACAAGCTTCCTGAGGGCGTCGATATTGTCGATCTGGAAAGCGATCTGGTGCTGTCCGTCCCTTATGCCTTTGTTGCCTATTCCACGTTCTCGCACACGCCTGACACGCCACGCATCCGTCTGATCGTGCCGCTGTCGCGGGATGTCTCGCCCGGTGAGTATCGCGAGGTCTCGCGTGATTTCGTCGGCACATTGTCTGAGGTTGTCCAAGAGGCAATTGATAAGTGTTCGTTCGTCCCTAACCAGTTCATGTATATGCCCATCTGCCCTGACATGGGCTCGGCATGGGCCTATGTGCAGGATGGCGATGCCTATCCTGTGCCCGATCAGGTGCTGGGCGATTATGCCAAGGCAGAGAAGAAGCGCGCTAAGCCCTCTGGCGTTGCGCCCCTGTTGGACTTGGATGCCGTTGAGGCTGTTGAGGCTGTCGTCGCTGACACTGTTGTTGCTGAGGATGAGGCCGACATTGACGATCTGGCCGATGCTGTCGCCAATGAGCCGCTCGATCTGTCTGATGACGAGGTGGACGCATATTTGCGCGTCTATCGCGCTGAGGGCTTGGAATATGACCAATGGCTGATGGTGGGGGCTGCTCTTAACCATCAGTATCGACGCAGTGAGACGGGCTATCAGCGTTGGCTTGCTTGGTCTAAACTGTCGTCCAAGCACGACGAGACGCAAATGCGCGTCAAATGGCGCTCGTTCGGCAAGGGAACCACGTTCTCGCTGGTCACCTTCAAGTCGGTTATCTTCCTCGCCAAAGAGATGGGCGATGTGGCTCTGCGCGAGGATCGCGCTGCTGCCCGTGAGGGTGAGGGTGGTGTCGCCTCTCTGCCAGCCAAGGCTATGGTGGAGTTGGAAGCCTTCGAGGCGCTTGCTGAGGCTGCCAGTGAGGTCGATAGCGTCGAGACATACGATGCGTTCAAGGCTCGGCTCCAGCGCATCTCGCTTCATATCTTGCCCGTAGATAAGCGTTCGATGCTTGCCCAAGAGGTTTACGATGGATGGGGCAAGGGCAAGGGCTTGACTAAGAGCGACATCAAGGCCGCTATCCAGCCTCCTAAGGCGGGTAAGGGCGCGCTTGCTGAGGCGCGGGATGCTGCCAAGCGTGATCTGCCTGAGTGGCTCGACGGGTGGGTCTACATCGGTGTCCCTGCTGAGTTCTATAATATGCGCGATCACTACGCCCTCAAGCGTGAGGCGTTTGATGCGTTCTTTGGCCGCGAGATCGAGGTTGTCGCGGCTGAGGTGCCAGCGTCTAAGCTTGCCCTCAATGATTACTGCATCGACACCCTCGTCGATCTGATGTTCTGGCCAGGCGCTGGCATCACGTTTGATTACGAGGGCAAGCGTATGCTCAACACCTATCGCGAGACGGGCATCGGCCCTTGCGTTGAGATGGATGCGGATGGGCAGTCTGTCGTCGATCTGTTCTTGCGTCATGTTCGTTTCCTGCTCGCTGATGACAGTGAGCAGCGGATGCTGATCGATTTCATGGCTTGGGTTGTCCAAAATCCTGGGCAGAAAGTGAATTGGTCGCTGGTCATCCAAGGCGCACAGGGGGTTGGTAAGTCGTATTTCGGCCATGTCATGATGATGGTGCTGGGCGATATGGCGCGTAACGTTGAGCCGTCATCTCTTGCTGGGCGTTTCACAGGCTGGGCGCATGGCGCAACGCTTGTGGTGATCGAGGAAATCCGTGTCACGGGTGAGAACCGATACGAGATCATTGACCGCCTGAAGCCGTTTATCTCCAATGCCACCATCCAGATCGAAGAGAAGGGCCGCGACCATCGCACTGTGCCTAACTTCACGTCCTATCTGATGTTCACCAATCACAAGGACGCTCTGCCCCTTGGTGCTGGCGACAGGCGTTACGCCCCTGTGTTCTCTCGCGTCCAGTCTGAGGCGATGCTCTTTGAAGAGCTTGGCGGTGAGGCCGAAGCGGGTGAGTATTTTAATCGCCTGTTCTCTGAGAGCCAGCGTAGGGCCGATGCGCTGTCCTTGTTCCTGCGCCAATGGAAGGTGTCAGGGGAGTTCAACGCCAAGGGACGCGCTCCACACACCAAGGCGCGTGATCTGATGATGGGTCTGGCAGTGTCGCCTGAGCGTAGGGCTGTTGAGGATGCTCTTGTTAAGCACGAATGCGCGATCATTGGAGACAAGCTAGTCGATGTGACTTGGCTTGCCATGCTTTGCGATATTGAAGGCGGGGAAGGCTTGCCACGGACGCGCACCCTGTCGGCTGTGATGCTTGATATGGGATATGAACAGATCGATGGGGGCCGGGTGTGGATCGGTAAGAACAAGCGGTTCCACTATGTCTGGCAGAGGGGCTTTGGTGGGGATGCTAAGGAAGCCGTGAAGGCTTACCATGACGGCGATTGATAGGGGTGGCGGGGCGGTTGCGGAGCGGTCGATTTGTCCTGCCATTTGGGCGCTTTGGGGCCTTTTTAGGGGCTTTTGAGA